AACAAGTGTTCAGAGATTTAGCACAAGTCAGACCTGGTATGCTTACAGGTGAGATGAGAAGTGGTGTGGCTGCTGCGGCTAAAAAAAGAGATAGAATATTAGATATCTTTGAGCAAGCGTACACAGATCCTAAAACAATGAAGAAGCTATTCCCTAATGTTCCTATGAAAGATAGAAAAGTTTGGGGCGATGCTTTAATTAAAAATGATTTACACATGGCAGCGAAAAGAAAATTTATAGACAAAGATCCTAATGCATCAGATTGGTATGTCGTATCTCCTGCTGAACTTGTAACAGCAAGGTATGGTCAAAGAGGAACAACAGCAACTCCTTTTGCTGAAAGAACAAAAGATATGAAAGGTATTGGTCAGTATGAGTTTTACGGTGGACCTAATGTTACAGACCCTAACGGTAAGCATTATACAAGTGTGTTGGAACAATCTTTACGAAGAGCGGCTAAAGTAAACAATGCAGACTTTAGAGTAGTAAAAGTTCAGATAAGCGAGGGTAAATCTGTGAGTAGATCAGTGCAAGTTGTAAATGCACAAGGTGATGTTGTTAAAGAATTTAAAATGGCAAAGAGTGCAAAGCAGAGCGATTTTGCTGATGTTATGGATAAAGCAAGAGATTATATTACTGAGTCAGGCGCAGAGGGCTTGATAGCTAGACCTGTTGAACTACCTTCAGGCTTTAAAACCGTAGATGCTTATGCTATAAAGTTGACACCAGAAATGGTATTGTCAACAAAAACACACCTAGCGTCAGGGGGTTATGTGCAGTATGATCCGCTAGTGTCTATGGATGAAATGATAGGAGCAGCTTAATGGTTGTTGAAAAACCAGCAAATTACGACCAACCACAAACGGTTAATGATGAATTATTAATACCAGCACAGGTAGGACAAGAAGTTCAACTAGAGCCTGGCACGGATGAGCCTATCAACATTGAAATGACAGAAGATGGCGGTGCTGTTGTAAATCCAGAACAAGAGCAGGTAGAAACAGGTTTTGACGGTAATCTTGCAGAGTTTATGGACCCAGATGTATTAACAAACATTTCAAGCGAACTACGTCAATCATATGAGGACGATAAAGGATCTAGACAACAGTGGGAAGAGGCCTACACAAAAGGACTAGATTTGTTAGGACTAAATTACAGTGAAAGAAGTCAACCATTTCAAGGCGCCAGCGGAGTCACACATCCGTTGTTAGCTGAGTCAGTTACTCAGTTTCAAGCGCAAGCGTACAAAGAATTATTACCAGCTAGTGGTCCTGTGCGAGCACAGGTTATTGGTCTGGCTACGAAAGAAAAAGAGGATCAAGCTCAACGTGTTGCAGAGTTTATGAATTATCAAATGATGCATGTCATGGAGGAGTATGATCCTGAGCTAGATCAAATGTTATTTTATCTACCACTCTCTGGCTCAACATTTAAAAAAATTTATTATGACTCCAACCTTGGCAGAGCTGTCTCTAAATTTGTTCCTTCAGAAGATTTAGTTGTTCCGTATACAGCTACAAACTTAGAGGAGTGTGAGAGAGTAACTCATGTTTTAAAAAGAACAGAAAACGATATTAAAAAAATGCAAGTCACTGGTTTTTACCGTGACATAGCTTTGCAGCCGAGTGAAGAAGATCAAAACAAAGTTGAAGAAAAAGAGAGAAAACTATCTGGAGTAGAAAAAAACTCATACAAAGATGATCAATACACTTTGTTGGAAATGCATGTAGATTTAGATGTTGAAGGGTTTGAACACCCTGATGGTATTAAATTACCTTACATAGTAACTATAGATGAGGGTTCTGGTGAAGTGTTATCTATATATAGAAACTACGATCAAGCAGATAATTTATTTAAAAAACAACAATACTTCGTTCATTATAAGTTTATGCCTGGCCTTGGTTTTTACGGCCTAGGTTTAATTCACATGATTGGTGGTTTGTCTAGAACAGCAACAGCTGCTTTAAGACAGCTAATAGATGCTGGTACTTTAGCAAACTTACCTGCTGGTTTTAAAGCAAGAGGTTTGAGAGTTGCTGATGATGACCAGCCAATACAACCTGGTGAGTTTAGAGATGTTGATGCACCTAGTGGTGATCTTCGTGCAGGCTTATTGCCATTACCATACAAAGGTGCCGACCCAACTCTGTTTCAATTGTTAGGTTTTTGTGTTCAAGCTGGTAAAGAATTTGCAACAGTAGCAGATCAAAAACTAGGAGACGCCGCAAACGCTGGTGCTCCTGTTGGAACCACTATGGCTTTGATGGAAAGAGGTATGCGTGTCATGTCTGCTATTCACAAAAGAATGCACTACGCACAGAGAATAGAATTTAAATTATTAGCTAGAATATTTGCAGAGTCTTTACCTCCTGTATATCCTTATGAGGTTCAGGGTGATTTACAAACTCTAAAAGCATCCGACTTTGATGAAAGAATAGATATCGTACCTGTATCTGATCCAACAATATTCTCTATGTCACAAAGAATTACTTTGGCACAGACACAATTACAATTAGCACAGGCTGCACCTGAAATGCACAACATGTATGAAGCGTTCAGAAGAATGTATTCTGCGATGGGTGTTCAAAACATTGAAGCGATATTACCTCCACCTTCAGGTCCACAACCTTTGGATCCTGGTCAAGAAAATGCTACTGCTTTATCAGGTGGAGCATTAACAGCTTTTAGAAAACAAAATCACAATGCACACATTGATGCTCATAGAGCTTTCTTTTCTAGTGCTTTAGTAAAAACAAATCCACAAACTATGATGATTTTACAATCTCACATAGCAGAACATGTTGCTTTACAGGCAAGAGAAGAGGTAGAACAAGAAATGCAAAAAGAATTAGAAGAGATGCAAGCAAAAGCTGGCGGTCAGATACCTCCAGAACAACAAAATGAGATGCAAGAGCTATTAGAATCAAAAATTGCTGAAAGAATTGTACAAATGACTGAACAAATGGTTACTGAAGAACAACAAATGATGGGTGAACAAGGTCAAGACCCTCTAATTGAGCTAAAACAACAAGAAATTAACTTAAAAGCACAGGATTTACAGAGAAAAGCCGCTGCAGATGAAGCAAAAGTTGCCATGGATGCAGCAAAATTGGCTCAAAATGAAGAATTAACTGAAGCTAAGATAGATTCACAAGAAGATATTGCACAATTACGTGCAAATGTTAACTTGTCTAAACAAAAAAATTAAAATGAGAACACCAGTAGAAAAATTACAAGAATATTTTGTAGAATTGATGGCTTTTTCTGACAAAAGCACACAAAGCTCAGAAGATCAAGTGCTTTTAGCTGGTGCAATGATGGGTGCAGCTAAGATGTTGTACTCAAACAACCTGTCTTTACAAGAATATAACGAGATTATGGATCACAATGGTAAAGACTTGATAAATCTCATAAAACCGACTATACATTAATTATTATGGCTACAGAAACTAAACCAAAAACATACGCTGAAATGAAAAATTTTTTGTATAATAAAGCTGGTAGTTTGTCAGGAAAAGAAAGAACAGAAGCTAAAAAGATAGCAGATGAGTTTTTATTTCTTTTTGCTGATGAGATCAAACAAGATAAAAAAGACGGAGGTTCAATAAAAAAATTAAAAGATGGTGGATTTCCTGATCTAAGCGGTGACGGTAAAATAACAAAAAAAGATATTCTTATGGGCCGTGGTGTAATTAAAAAAGCTATGGGCGGTGGAGTAGGCGAAGCTATAAACGGTTTAAAAAAACAAGGTTTAAAAAATGGCGGTCTAGCGGGTAGACTAGCTCAACGTGGTTATGGAAAGGCAAGATCATGAAGTTTAAAAACGCAAAGATGACTCAAGTTCCTAGTAAAAACCCTTTTCCAAATTCTGTTGTGGCATCTGATGCTGCAATAACTTTCTCTCCTTTTGTTGTGAGAAAGAATAAGGGAGCTGGACCTAAAGGACAAACTAGCAACATGCAAATTAAAAAAGTTCCATTTAAAGGTGTAAAGTAGTATAATCCAAAAATTAAAAAGGAGGTTTGTATGAACTTACTAAAAGATCTATGGGCACATTTGAAAGAATGGTCCGATTGGAAAATGAAAGACTGGATCAAAGCAGCTATCGTAGCGTTGATCGTAATAGTTATCATAGGAGCTATTTAAGAATTTATGTGGCAATTATTGGCTAAACCTTTACTTGGCGTCGTCGCAGATGGCGTCAAGGGTTTTGTGGAAACAAAGAAAGCAAAACAAGAATTAAAACTTACAACTATCAAAGCCACTCAAAAACTTAAAGAGGACCAGATTGCTGGAAAAGTTGCATGGGAGCAAAGTGCAGTTGACCAAATGAAGGGGAGCTGGAAAGATGAGGTAGCACTCATTGTTCTACTACTTCCAGCAGTTTTAGTATTCACGCCTTTACAAGA